GCCCAGCCCCAGCTGCAGCGGTCCATGTATAGGCATCATTTGGTTTGCTATGCGCTACCGCCGCGCCCGTGGCCGCATGACCAGATACGAAAACATGGTTCTCGAATACATCCACTAAAGCAGGGGCGTTTAACGCTAGGGCTCCTCCAGCTGTATTATTATCAGCATGGTATCCACCAGAGTGGCTCGATTTTATTTCTTTCCAATTGGTCCCATTATAGACGATTGCCGGGTTTACCCCGTCAACGAAAATAACGGTGTTTCCACTGCCAAAGTTAAACTGAGCATGTCTCAGCTTTTTTACTGTCAGGCTGTTGGCGGTCATTGGGCGGGTTACACTGTGGTTCAGCGTAAATTTGCGCCAGCCTACGTTTGCCGTATAATAGTAAAAGCTGTAGTTGGTTGCCCCTGCGTCCTGTCGAGCAGCTATAATATCAGTTGCACCCGTAACATCATTCTTAAATATGCAAATACCAAGGACTTCGCCTTGGCCAGTGGTAGAACCTGCAACGGTAACTTCACCGTAATCTGCGTCATATTTCGAATAGCCATCAATCCTGCGATAACCGCCAAATAGGCTGGGCTCATAATTGATGAGCCGGGTAGCAGACCCCGGCTTACTCTCAGATAGATCTAGGTGGTTCTCGTTACTGTTGAGGCCCCCGGAACAATTTAATCTGAATGATTGGATTTGGTCAGGCATTAGAACCTGATCCGCGTGTCTGAGATACTAGCGTAATTGTTAATGTAAATGCTCTGCAGGTTCTTCAGCCCCTGCTCAAAAGTTAAAAACGCCGCTTGGGCGTTCTCAGTATTATCCTTAAACAGATACATATGGTACAGCGCACCATCTACCAACACAGGATCAAACGATGTTGGGATCCGGGTTACGTCATCAAAGGCTGAAATAGTAGAAAAATCTAAGTAGTATTTAAACACCACTGAGTAGGCAGCATTTGGGGAAATTGTTACGCCAAAGCCACTACCATGACTCGGAAATACATTATCAGGTATTCCTCTACCCGCGCTTCCTGCGCGGAAATCATCGTCTCTGTGGTTCCTGTACCATTCATCCCGCTCCATAAATTTCAGAGATTTGAAAGCTGAACCGAGGGTGGTATCTTCCTGTATCTGGAACGAGTTCCAATCTACAGCTTTGAATGATGTAGGCCAAGAATACTCTGAAGTCCCGGCAGTTAATACTTGCGTATAACTGGCCGCATTAAATGGCCATTCGTATTCTTGTTGCGATAGGCGTGCAACAGAAGCTTTTACTGCGTCTTTAACTAGGGCTTGTACGCCAACGACATCCACAAATTCAGAAGTCACAATCTCCACCTCATTGAGGCGGCGAAGAACTTGGTTACATAAGCTGAGATATGTGCTGGCCATAACAAACTTTCAGAAAAGTGAATGGGGCCAGCGGTTAGGCCAGCCCCAAAGTAATTTAAGCTAGGTAGTCACGATCAGCTGTGGCAGCTATCATGTCGTGCGAGCCCATGTCTGAGATATCCATTAGGATGGCCCAAAAACGGAGCTTGCCCAAAGTGACATCTGTCTCTGTTGCAAATTTAACATCGATAGTGTCCGCTGCAGAGATTACCTGCACTTGAGCAGCCTCAGTGCCGGGAGTTACGCCGTAAGTGCCTACGGCACCTCCGACACAATCAAGCCCATCAACATAGAGATCGATAGCCGCTGGAGAAGCGCCTGTGAATCCCATGTCTAGGGTCAGTGTCCCGTCTGCTTGTGTAATGATTTCGATACCAGCGGAAAGGATAACAGTCCCCGCAGGGACGTTAAGAACTTCCATTGTATCGTTTGCAGCAAAGTCTGCGCCTTTCAAGACGATTGCGGCTGCAAGGTCTATCGTGTTTTGCACCATGTACGGGGAACGTCCCCGTGCCGAGCTGCCTTGTGCAGCGTGATCTGCAGTTGCTAAGTTAGCCATTTGAAATCCTCCTTATGCTGCGTTGTATTTGGCGGTTACGATTGCTTCTGGGCGAAGAATCTTCCTACCGTAGAGGTGGAGCCCCCGGACGAGGTCCGCGAAGCTGTCTGGATCACGGTAAGTTTCCGTTTTGGACAGCTGCTCGGCTGTTGCTACAGCACTATCGTGCCCCGCAACTATAACGCCAAAGTTGGTATTCTGGTTACTATTTCCAGTTGTACCGGAACCAGTACCTACCGCTGGCAGATTGGATGAAGAATAAACCCGGAAACCGTGGAAATTCTTGATCGTCAGACCATTGCGTAGACCGCCGCTTTCGCCGAAGTCCCCATTCATGAATCGTGAATCTTCATCGGCCATGATTTCTAAAAACACCGGGTCCACAACCAAAAAACGCCCTTGGGTATCGACTTGCTGTTGATCTAGGAGCCGCTTCATGCGAGCGACAACCATCGCTGGTGAAGCTACGGCGGTTGAAAGTGCGGTAGCACCCGGCAAACGTGCTGCGAGAGGGATCGAATGATCGCCAGCGGAGCTTGTTGTGATGTTGCCGAAGTCACTTTTCTTGAGCTGCATACTTGCAAGCAACTCATTCGAGCCAGCTGTTGTGACAGCTTTATCACCGTTCACAGTGGTATTAAGGGCGCTTGCTGTTTGATGATTTGCTGATTGCTTATAACCAGCCAGATAACCAAGGACTTCTTGGTCATAATTATCTGCCAAACGATAAGCAGCACGATCCGTTGCGAGCTGAATAAAATTCACGTGTGACATATTTTCTTCTAGATCGTCCATCTTAAAAGCATAGTAGTTTGCTTTGTCGATTACTAAAGAAAAGTCTGTATCATCAAGATCTTGTGCGTTTACTGTGGTGCCGCGCTTATACTCAGAGACAGAGATTTCTGGCTCTTTAATAATTCTCACTGTGTCGCCTTGGCCATTGATCTCGCCAAAATAATCACTGTTGGTAATATCACCGACAACGGTACTTTTTCTGAAGGCGGATTGTACTTTTTTTGAGTAGATTACGCTACTGAACGAGCCATTTGGTAAGTTACCGTGCCCTGTTGCTGAACTAAATGCCATTTGGATTCTCCTTGGAATGGCAGGGCGCTTCGCGCCCAAACAATTTCCGAAGAGGACAATCGAGTGGCAGTACTTACGGCTGGGTTGCGTGAGAACACGGGCCAGAGTTGTACTGGTAGACTTGTGCCGATTTCTTCTGGAAGGGATAAAACTCAGAGGTAGGCTAATAGCGGCTCAAGTTTTATAACTAAGGTAATCAAATTACCTCATAAGATAGAATCACTATACCATAAGTTGGTATTAATAGCAATACCTATCGAGCGCCCCCGGACATGTCATAGACAAAATTCCCGGTTTGCATTGCTTTAATGATGTCTTTTTCGTGCTTATTAAATTCAGCATTAGACATCTTATCAATTTGGCTTTCGCTCCACTGTGCTTTCCCACTTGAGGGAGATATATTCACGCTCTTGCCTACGGCCCGAGCAGCGGAGTTACTTGTCTTGCGTGTACCAGTATCGGCCTTGTACAAATCAATCGCTCTAGATGCCGCCCGGGCATCAGTGTTGTTCTTGTACAGGCTGTCGATAATGTTTTGAGGCTGCATCGCTACCCAATCATGAAAGGCTGGGTCTTGGCGGATCTGAGCAAAGTCTGGGTGCGCTTGCATTAAGACCTGTTCAGCTTCTTTAACGACAAGTTTGGTCTCTAGTTTACGCAGACCGTCCATGCGTTTAACGCCTTGTTCTAAGGCCTCATTGGCTCTTTTCTGGGCGATTGAGTCCACAATCTTGGCAACGTCTGGGTAGCGCTTTGACCAGTTATCGATCTCTTCATCAGTCTTAGGGAACTTAATCTGTCCACGGGCTGCTGTCTCGAGCTGCTCTTTCATCTGCGCTAGTTGTTGATCTTTTTGCTGCATAAGCTGATGAGAATGCCGCCGCAAATCTCCATAGCGTTTTTTAAACGCTGCATCTTCTGCGTCCACAGGCTCTGGGCCTGTTTCCGCTACAGATTGCTGTTTTTGCATCTCTTCAGCGTAGGTTAATCCATTGTCCTCTTCGAGGTCATTTCTTCTATATTTAGCCATGATTTTCCTTTGGGGGCCGCTTTGCGCGGGTGGCCCGTTTGATTACATTATGAAGGCCACTGATGGGTTCTTCTTAATGCCGAACAATCCAGTAGACTTACCGTATTTGTTTTCTTTATAGTCTTCGGTTTCATTTACTTCGGGTTCTATTAAGGTAGTTTCTACTCCTGCCACCTCAATTCGGTTTCCTTCTGGTGTTTCGAGCGTTTCTTCTTCTTCTTGCTCGCTACCACCCGCATCCGAAACTTCGGCGTCCTCAACGCCTTCGCTATCGGGTTCCTCTTGCGTGTCACTTTCAACCTCTTGGATTAGCCCGGACATCTCCATAGACATCAGGCCCATTTCTGCCTCGGATTGCATCATTTGGATGTGCTTAAGACCGTGCCATTTTACGACATGCGCGGGGAGCACATACTCGTCAGTGCTGATCTTGGCATCGATATCATCTCGGACGTTTTCTGCACTTGAGCCAAGTGGAATAGGATTACCTGATACGGGATCATAATTGGACATTAGGCCCTCGCCATATTCATCCATCATGGCCATACCACCGTGATACATCTTCACTTTCTCGTCTTGGTCTGGGTCATCAACCATAGCCTGTTGCTTGGCTTCGCCAGACCACTCTTCATACTTGCTCAGCGTACCATCTTTGTTCGTGTCAGCTTTCTTGCGGTCTAGTTGTACTTTATTGTTGGCCATATCCTCGCCCTCTTGTGTTGTTATGCCTCTACGGGCGGTTGCAAGACCGCCCAGCGCCATT